TACGGCGCAGGCCACGATCACCAGCTGGGGGTTACCCGATGCGGCCAGGTCGGTCCATCGGAACGTCTGCGGCGCGGCCGGGGTTAGTGAATCCCACACGTCAGCCATAGGCTTCAACACGTTGAACAATGGTACGAGAGTGCCGACGATGATGCCGTCCAACGGGATGCGGTAAAGAGGCATGTCATGCGTGGCGACGCCGTTAAGAATGCTATCGGTGTTGTGTGCCGGGTCTGCTGCGGTGCCGGTGGTGGCAGTACCCTTGATGACCACGATTGAGCAGGTTTCCACACCGGTGGTGGTGTTCTTCGTGTATCGGAGCACGACTTTGTCGTTGCGTTTCTGGCCCTGAGTGCCGGATTGCACGGTCGCGGTGGTGGTGCCGGTTAGGTGCACGTGACGGCCGTTCAGCACGGCATCTCCTGATTGGATCGCGATGGTGTTCGCGTTGCTCATGGTGGCCTTGAGCTGGTTACCTGTGGCGAGCGCATAGTCGCCGGGGCCTACGATTCCGGCTTGGAATGCGCCGATGTCGTCGCTGCCGATGTGCGGGGTTCCGGCGAAGCCTGTGATGAGTTCGACTGTCATGATGGGTCCTTTCGTGTCAGGCGGTGCGTTGCCAGAGGTATCCGGTGAAGCCGGCGGCTTCGAGTTGTTTCCAGGTACCGCCGAGGCTGGTTGATGGGTTGGTGTTGTTGGCGGTCATCATGATGGCTCCGATGGGCCATGAGGCGAGTTGCACAGTGTCGAGTTTTTTCTTATCGGCGGCGCTCATGAGTCCGTTGGCGGTTTGGGTGGCCGTTCCATAAGTGGTGTTGGTGTCCGGTGGCACCTGCCAGGTGCCATCCGAGCGTAGGTAGCGGTTGCTGGCTCCGGCGGCGGGCGCAGGTGCGAGGCCTGCGGTTCCAGCGGCGCTGGTGCTTGCGCCTTTCATCGTGCTGTAGGTGGTGTTCGTGTCTGGCGGGGTTTGCCAGGTGCCGTCTCCACGTAGGTATTTGTTGTTCGTCCCGGCTGTTGGCGTGGGCACAAGTCCTGCGGCCCCCGCGGCACTGGCGGTGGCGCCTTTCATTTCGGAGTGTGTGTGGTTGGCTGTGGCGGCTCCGATGTTGGCGGGTGTGATGCCGAGGTTGCTGCGGGCTGTTTCCGCACTGGTGGCTCCGGTGCCGCCCTTGTTTATCGGCATGGTGGGCAGTCGGTCTGCGGCGAGGGTGCCGCTGGTGATGTCGCCGGCAGCGTGTTTGTGGCCGATGGCCGCGAAACCGGCTTTGATCCTGGCGACGAGGTGCTGGATGTTGCTGACCGTGACGTATTTCGAGGCCATCGGGGTTGCTCCTTCGGGTTGGGGTTAGAACAGGGCGTCGATTTCGGCGTCGGTGGCGGCGATGAGGTCGCTCTTGAGCATGTAGCCGCTTAGATCGATCATGCCTGTGAGCGCATCCCATTTCATCGCGGTGGTGGCGTTGTCTCCTTCGCCGGTGGTGACGGCCACAGCGACGACGTTAGTGCCGGCAGGCAGGTTCTTGCCGGCGCCGTCGACGAAATCGTTGGTGGTGGTGAACGCGTCGGTGACGTTGTATACGTCGCCCTTCGCGGTCGCGTCGAGGGCGGGCAGGTTTGCGAACGCGCTGGAACCTTTGGCTCGGAATGCGCTGCCGAGCGAGTTCTGCAGTTCGGTCTTTGCGGCGTTGACCTTTGCGTCCACGTTGGCCGCGGTCTGGTAGCCCTTGCCGGTGACGATGGTGTCGACCTGGGCCGCGGTCTGGTAGCCCTTCGCGGTAATGGCCGTTTCGACGTTGACTGCGGTCTGGTATCCAATCTTCTCGACGTCGGCGATGGCACCGGTGCGTGCATCGTTTGCGGCCTTGGTGACGTCATCCGGCGTGGCGAGGCCGAGACTGCCGGCGGTCTGGTCGCCGCTAGCGATTTCCTTGCCGCCGATGCTGGGCTTGCCGGTCAGGTCCGCGTAGGCGCCGGAGAACGTGGAGTCGCCGGCGTTCTGGATCTTGGTGACGAGTTCATCGGTGAGATTGTTGTCGGAGAGCACCTTGTAGGTGTCGGTGCTACCGGTCTTGAGTTCCTTGGCTACGAACAGGGTCCTGAGTTTCGCGAGGAACGCGGCGAGATTGTCTAGGTTGATGAATTTCGTTGCCATGATGATTTCCTTTCTGTGGCTATTTGCTGGCGGAATTGAACAGGTTGTTGATGTCGTCGTTGGTCGCGGATTCAATGCTTCCGGCCGCGGCTTCGAGTTCTTGGAGTCTTTCGGGTAGGCGTTTGCCGTCGACGTCCACGTCCTTGGCATTGACCATGGGGAACGTGCCGTTGTTCTTCGGCGTCAGGGTGTCAATCAGTTCGATTGCCATGTCAGCTCACCTCCACGGTGGTCTTGCCGAGATTTGCGTTCGTGCTCTTGTAGACCGTGTAGCTGACGGTCGCGCCGGACGCGTTGGTGTGATCGAAGGTGGTGAGCAAGTTGAAGCCGCCCTCGAAGCCGCCGACCTTGAATGTCGGTGTCCCCCAGCTGGCGGGGAACGCGTAGTAGATGTGCTGTCCATCGCCGGCGGTCAGCGTGAACGTCTTGGCACGGCTCGTGGCGTATTCTCCGGCGGCCTGGTTGATGAGCTCGTCGGTGATGCCCGAGGCGGCGAGGTCGGTGGCGACGAACCAGTGGCGCTTGTCGTAGAACGTGATCCCCGCCGTGCGTGATGCGCTGGCGTTTCGCGCGTCGGTGGCCTTGAGCGTCCACTGCTTGTTCGCGGTGAGGTTCACGCCCTTGAGAGATGCGCCCTTCGCGGTCGGATTCTGAGCCGCGTCGTCGAGCGTGAGCGTCGAGGGGATCTTGTTCAACCCCCATGCGAGCTCCACGTCCGCGACGGTGGCGCCGCGTTCGGCCTGCGAGGGATTGCAGGTGAACGAAGCGACCGCGATCTTCGAATACAGGCTGATGGTGCCGTCTTCGGCGATGTCGAAGTCGCTGCCGGGTTTGACGATGCCGGCCTTGTCTGCCGTGGCGATGGAGCCGCCCTCGCCCTTCAGGGCGAATTTGGCCTCGTTGGCCGCGTCCTGTTTGGTTTTGAACCGTGCGAGCCGGTCCAGGTCGATGACCTTGCTTGTGTCAGCCATCGTGTTCCTCCTTATCTGTGGTTGGTGTTGGGAACAGGTTGTCGATGTCCGCGTCGGTGGCGTAGACAATGCTCACGTCGCCGATGACCGCGTCCTCGAGGATGATTACCGGCCCCTCGTCACACGAGCAGCCGTCCAGTGTGCGGATCATGAGAGCTCCTTTCTGCTGATGGCGCTGACGACCACCCATTCGCCGTATACGAGGCGCGTCACTTCCCCCTGCGGGCTTTCCAGCAGCAGGTCCCATGCGCCCGCGTATGGCGAAAGCGTCGAGGAACGTTCGTCGGTGATGTGGATGTCCACATGGCCCTGCGCGTCCAATGCCACGCAGTCGCTCAGATCCGCCAGCACCTTGCCGTCGCGGCGCAGTTGCAGCCGGGGATTCCAGCCGGTCAGATCCACCGGCACCGCGGCGCGAGAGCCGTCCGATCGCAGGATGTTGCGCACCCACAGCAGCCTCACATGGTTGGTCACGCCGGCCACGAGCAGCAGCCTCGCCTCCAGCAGGCCGAGCCTGCCTAATGTCGCCGTCATCTCATTTCGTCCTTTCCCACACATATGCGCCCAGCGAAGGGCGCTGCTCCCAGGTGCCGCCGAAGTCACTAGCCGGATTGGCTCCGGTGGTGTTCATCACCACATAGCCAATCGGCATCACGGGTCCACCTCCGGCCGAGGTGGCGTGCGCGGTGATGACGCCATCATCGTTGACGGTGATGGTGCTGCCGTCCGGTTTGACGCCGCCAATCGTGCCGTTGGTGGCGGCTGGAAGCGTGTAGTTCTCCAATCCGTCGAGTTTCTTTTTGTCCGCAGCGCTCATGAGTCCTGATCCGTTGACTGTGGCCTCCGCTGCCGTGAGGTGCACGGCCTGACCATTTCTGCTCGCGGATAAGGGAAGGGCTGCGGTTATAGCCGCCACGTTCGCCGCCGCTATGGCGTTGGCTTCGGTGGCTGTCTGCTGCGCCTTGCCGATCTCGGACGAGAAACCGGATGCGAGCGTGTACGCGTCGGTGGCGGTCTTCTCCACCCCGTCGACGCGGCTCGGAGTCACCACGGCCGAGAACGTGTTGTTTTTCATCGTGATGGTCGTGCCATCCGCGTAATACGTGGCGCCGGAACCACCGGATTCGGCCGTGCCGCTGAGGCTAGTGGTGACGCCGTCCGCGGTGCCGCATTCGTAGTCGACGCTCATGATGCCGTTGTTGACCTTGACGATTTTCTTGGAGATCGGCACGGTGATTGTGATGCCGAGCCGGTTGTCTCGGCCGGTGACGGTGTCGCCGACATCCATGGAGAGGCTGAGGTCGTTGAGCGTGACGCTCACGCCGCCCTGCGTCTGGAGCTCTTCGAGTTTCTCTTTGGTTTTCTCGTTGAGTTCGTCAGCCTGGGCGTTGCTGTAGTCGTAGATGGCCGTATATTCGGCGAGTCCAGTCAGCGTCTTGGATTGGCTGACCTTGCCGTTGGCATCCGCATACCAGTGGACGACCACACGTTCATGCAAATCTCCCTGACCTAGGCCAATGAGATGGTTCACAGGCTGCGAGTCGAGCGACGCCTGAAAGGTCAGAAGGTCGCTGTCGATGGTGTCGCCGTAGTGGTCGACCGACTTGATGATGGCGTGCACATGGCCGTCGAGCCAAGCGAGGCGGAGCTTCGCATTGTTCGCCGTGAGCATCTTGGTGATGCCTGTGTAGACGTCGACGTATCGGTCGAATTGCCAGTTGCCGATGGTCACAGTGCTTGCGTCAGCGGTAAACAGGGCATCCAGGCCCACGCGTTTGAATAATGCGTTGAGGATGGTGGTGGCGTTGCCGCTTACAACGAGGTAATCCTTGTCTGCATCCGGTTGGAGGATACGGCGTGCGAGCATGCCATGCCACGTGGGGCCTTCCACCGACCCGTCCGTGTTGCGCACAGTCACCATGCCGCCGTACTCGGTGCCATCCATCATGATCAGCGCGCCAGCGGCTGGCTGTGGAAGGCAGGTAAGCGTGAAGTCGTTCTCGTCGCTTCCGTAAGCCAGATCGAGCTCGTAGTCGTCAAGTGAGGCGATGGGTTTGCGAGCGCTGTCGGTGATTATGAGGTCAGCCATGCCGGGGCGCTCCTTTCCATGATGATGGTCAGGTCCCAGCCGAATCCGTTCCATTGGGCGTTGGTTTCGCCGGCTGGTATCGGTTGGAAGATGTAGCGTCCACCGTCGAGTCCGCTGCCTCTTGTGGCTTTGTCGAATATGTTGGTTGTGTCGCCGTTGATGTCTGTCATCGTGATGGTTTTGTGACCGGTTTGGCTGTCGATGGTGACGTATGCTCCGACCGGTATGGTCATGGTCAGTTCGTATCGGTTGCCGCCGATGGTGATTGACGGGTTTGTGCATGGGCCGAAGATGACCATTTTGAACGGCATCGGGGCTCCGGTGGAGTTGATGGTGGTTGCGCCGCGCGTCGGTGCCTTGTAGTCGTATGGGTGGTCATAGGGGTAATCGAGGTAGAGTCCGGGTTGCAGCTCGTCGCTGAGGAAGTGCTGCACTGTGGCGGGTTTGCGCCATACGCCGTCTAGGAGGGCGACGGTGAGCGTGTATTTCGCCGGGTCGGGAAGATCTCGCGATGGTTCGATGCCGGTGATGAGGGCGGCTTGTGTCCATCCATCCACGGTGATGGTTCCGGCTTTGTTCCGGTTTCCGGTGGATGAGATGGCTCGTATGTCGGCATCGAACAGGTTGCTCGCCGTGTCCAGAATCGATAGGTCCGCGCACTTCGCCTCCAGCTGCACGGTGGAGGCGTTGAGTGCTGCGGAGTCGATGCCGTGCGCGGCGAGCTCCACATCCCATGCGTGGGTGCGCAGGGATTCGATGCGGTTGACCATGATGCCGTGGGGGTCGATGAGATCGACCGTGCGATGCGGGGTGGCACCGCAGGTGTAGGCCATGGTTCTCATCGGTTCCCTCCTTGGACTATGCCGAGCTTGCGCTTGGTTTCTCGGATGGTCATGGTTGGCGCATATTTCGCGATGGTCGGCCCGAGGTCGTCATGGAACGCTTGCAGATCGGAGCGTAGACCTCGGATCTCGGTGATGAGATCCATGAGCCCGCCGGAAGCTCCGGCGGTGAGCGCCGTTGTTCCGATGGCTGTGGCTGTTGTGCCGATCTGGCTGTCTGCGGTCATGGCTCCGCTGATGCCGGTCATCGCGTTGCGGATGGATTTTGCCGCTTCGGGGCTTGCTTTGTCCATGCCTTCGACGAGGCCTTCGACGAGGGCGCGGCCGCGGTGCGGTGTCCATCCGCTTCCCGAGAAGGGGCCTCGTTTGGCTGGCGAGTGCGGGATGAACGAGCTGATTGCGTCCATGACGCTTTTGATGGCACTGCCGGCTTTGCTGATCATGCCGGTGATGCCGTCGATGAGGCCTTGAACGATGGCTTGGCCTGCGTTCTTGAGCAGCGACCCTGCTCCGGCGAACACGCCTCTGATGGCGCTGATGACGCCTTGCAGGGCGCTTCCGGCGCCGCTCGACGCGTTGGACAGAATGCTTTTGAACGCATTCCATGCGCCTTGCCAGTCGCCGTTGATCAGCGAGGTGACCATGCTGATGACGCCGGAGACGATGCCGACGACGGCTTGGATGACGCCGCTGATGCCATTAATTACGCCTGACACGTATGGGAGCATCGCCTGCACTGCAGGTAGTAGCGAGCCGGTGATGAATCCGATGATGGTGGATACCACGGTGCCCACCACGGATACGATGCCTTGTATCACCGGCATGAGCTGCTGAAGCAGCGAGACTATGCCTTGCACGGCCTGTTGGATGACCGGCACCAGTTGTTGGATTATCGGGCCGATGACGGCTGCCATCTGTCCGATGAAGTCCACGATCTGCTGGATGACGGGCATGAGCGCGGCGAGCACTTGGCTGGCTATCTGCGTGATCATGCTGATGATCTGCGCGGCCAGTGGCAGCAATGCCGCTATGGCGTCCGTCAGCGGCGGCAGCAGGCTCGTCACGATTTGGCTGATGACGGGCATGAGCGCGGTGAGGCCGTTGATGAGCGGCTCGACGATTGTTGGGATCAGCGGCAGTAGCGTCTGGATGATGGCGCCGGCCACGGGTATCAGCTGGCCGATGGCGTCGGTGATGACCGGCATGATCTGCTTGAGCATGCCTTGGATGCTCTGCACCAGCGCATCGAACGCGGGCTGCATGCTCGTGATCTCGGCTTTGAACCGTTCGAACAGCGCGGAGACCTGTTCGCCGAACGCTTCGCGTAGTTTCGGCGTGGTGGCGATGAGCGCGCCCAATGCGGCCACGACGATGCCGATGGGTCCGCCAAGCGCTGCCAGCGGGCCGCTCAATCCTCCCAGGACTCCGCCGAGCAGCGGAATCTTGGACAGCAGCGGCGCGATGCCTCCGGCTCCGAGCGCCGCGAATGCGGCGATCAGTGGAGCGATGGCGTTCTGTGCGGGTTTGAACATCTCACCCAGCCCGTTGAACACGTTGCCGATGGCGTTGATCGCGTTCTGGAATGGTTTGGGCAGGAGCGTCACCAGATCAGAGAACAATGCCGGTATCGCCTTCACGACACCTTTGGCGATCTGGCCTACGCGGGGCAGGATGTTCTTCAGCGCGGTGCCGATGCTTTCGGCGAGCTGCTGGCTCAACGCTCCCATGTCGGCGTTCTCGTTGCCGAGACCGGCGAGCCAGTTCTGCCATGCGGCCTTCATCGAGTTCACGGATCCCTCGATGGTGGTCGCGGCTTCCTTGGCGGTGGTGCCGCTGATGCCCATTTCCTTCTGGACGCGGCTAATTGCCTCGACCACGTCGGAGAACGAGTCGATGCTCAGGTCGTTGCCGTCCTTGAGCACACCGGGCAGCTTGTTCGCGTCCGAGATGAGGCGTTCCATCTCGCTCTTGGTGCCGCCATAGCCGAGCTTGAGGTTGTCGAGCATGGCGTAGTTGCCGCGTGCGAGCGACTGGTAGGTCTGCTGGATGCTGCCGATGTCGGTGCCCATCTTGTTGGCGTTGTCCGACATGTCGATGATGGCCTGGTTGCCCATCTCGGCGGCTTTGGCGGTGTCACCGCCGAGCGAACTCACGAGACTTGCGGCGAAGCTCGTGACCTGGTTCATGTAGTCGTTCGCGCCGATGCCTGCGGTCTTGTATGCCTCGGACGCATACTTCTGCACGGTCCCGCTGGCATCCGCGAATAGCGTGTCCACACCGCCGACCGCCTGCTCCCACGTGGCATAGGCGGCGAGCGCCTGCTTGCCTGTGGCGAGCACGGTGGCTCCGATGGCGGTGATGCCGGCTCCCACCGCGGCGACCGCTCCGGTGGCGAGACTCTTGAGGTGCGAGCCGGCGCTGGAGGCAAGATTCTTGAATGCGTTGCCGGCGCTGGAGGCAAGGCCGCCGAGCGTGCTTCCGATTGCCCCGGCGGCGGTCTGTGCTCCTGCGGGAAGTTTGGACCATACGGCTCCGGCGGCGGTGGCGATATTGCCGAAGTAGTTCTTGGCGACGTTGGCCACCGGGGCGAGTTTTTGTCCTACTTTTCCGGCGACGTTTCCGATGGCCGAGCCGATTTTGCCGCCGAATGATCGGATGGGTGCGGCCCAGGTGGCGACCGCGTTTTTGATGACGGTGCCGGTTTTGCTTCCCCAGTCGCGAATAGGTTGCGTCCATGCGGTGATTGCCGCGCCGATTGGTTTGGCGATGCCTGACACGGTGGAGGCGATGCTGCTTCCCCAACCTTTGAGGGTTTGTTGGGCGGCGCTGATGGCGCCCTTGAGGCCGGTTTGGATTTTCGCACCCAGCTGTACGGCGAAGCCGCTGAGTTTGGATACCGCCGTATTGGCGAAGCCACTGATCTTCGCGCCGAGCGGCTTCCAGATGGCGTCCACGCCGAGCAGGCTGCGAACGAGACTGCCGAGCGCTCCGAAGAACCCGGTGAAGACGGATTGGCCACGGCTGATGCTGGAGAATCCTGCCGCGAACGAGCTGGCCATCGCCTTGAACGACACCGTGGCCTTGCCGTTGTTCATGGTGAGTTCGGATTCCGCCGCCTGCAGAACCTTTTTCGTTTCGGTGAGCTTGCGGGCTGCTTCGTTGGACTTCTCGAGCGCCACCGATTGGCGGAGTTGGGCCTGCTCGACCTTGATGGCTGCGGCTTGGGCCTGTGTGCTGTCAGCACCGTATTTCGCAATGGCGGCGTTGAGCTTGTCCTGGGCTGCGGCGACTGCCACGGTGGACTGCTTATAGTTGAGGAGAGCGGCGGAGGCCTTGGAGGAGGCCTGCGCCACGTCCTTCTTGAACGGTTTGAGCACGTCATCGGCGAGCTGCTGGCCGGTGCTGCCTTTGAATCCGTTCTTGAAGGACGTGCCGAAGCGGCTGCCTATCTTCTTGCCGGTCCCGAATGCCTTGTCGAAGGTTTTCGACCCGGTTTTGCCGGCGTTCTTCATCTCCTTGTTCACGGCGTTTCGGAAGCCGTTCATCACGGGGAATATGGAGATGTGGCCGGTGCCGACCTCTGCGCCTCCCGCCATTGGAGTCCTCCTTGCTAGTGTCACATGCTGAATAGGGCGCTCTCATGGGCCTCGGTGTCATGGGGTTCCGCTGGAGCCGGATCATCCGGATTCTCGCTGCCGTCACGTGCATCCACCAGACCGTTGGCTCCTATGGCGTGCAGGATGGTGATGTCGGTGGCGTTCATGGGGAACGCGAGCCCCAACGCGGCGGCTCCCGTGTATGTCGTTGGGTCGACGCTCATGGCTTCGTGGAGGCTTATCGCGTCCGCGTAGCGTAGCCGTCGACCGAGGTCGCGTTCGAGGCTCCATCCGGCTTTGGCGAAGTCGGCGCGTACCTTCACACCGTCTTTGGATCTGAGGATTCGGCAGAATCCGGCGATTTTCCCAATTCGACGCCTTGGGTCTTCATCAGGGTGGCCCCGTAGTCCTGAAGCAGGTTGAACGCGATCTGTGTCGGCCCATCTTCGAGCTTCTTCGCCTGTTCCTCGCCGGCGAACTGGGCGAGGATGCGTTTGATCTGCTCGATGCTGTCGGTATCGTCGGTGGCGGATGAGAGCGCTTCGAAGTCATGGATGCTGAGGAACATCGGCAGCTTGTAGATGACTCCGCCGGGTGCGAGCGCCCAGTATTCATCGTTCTTGATGATGTGCCGGATCTTCATCTGCGAGGCGATGGCGGCGAGTGCGGCCTGCTCGTCGTCGTCGGTCCAGTTTTCGAAGTCTTCCGGGGTTGGCGTCCATTCTGTGGTGGCCATGGTGTTCTCCTATCGGTTTTCTCCCATCGGTGAGTGGGGTCCCTCGCATGCCGATGGGAGAAGAAGCTCATGCGAGGGACGTTCGGTTTACTTGCCGGTTTCCGTGGCGGTGGTTGGCGTGTAGTAGGACTGCAGGTAGCGGCTGTTGCCGTTGTCGACGATGCTGTCCTTCTGCCAGGTGGTGGTCAGTGCGATGCCGGAGACCTCGCCTCGCGTGTCCTGCGCGGGTTCGCTTCCGGTGGTTTGCAAGACGCCGAGGCGGCGGCGGATGGTGCCGGTCTTGTAGTGGGTTTCCTGATATGCGATCCACTTGGAGTCCTGGATGGTGTCAGAGACGTGGTAGACGCCATCGGCATCCGGTGTGCCGATGGTCATGCCTCGCACGGTTTCGTTGTCTTCTGCGACAGTGAAAGCGAGGGTGAGGTTCGGGTCGGCGTTGAGCATGTATCCGGGCTGGTGGAATTCGGTGGCGTCGTCGGAGTCGCGTGCATCCTGTGGTGCGCCGTCGCTGGTGATGAGGCCGACCGCGTGCCCCTTGCTGAAAATGTCCTTGAGCGTGGTGATCGGGTCTGCCACGGTCTTGGCGATCATGGATGCGGTGAGCTTCGCGGCTGGATCGTATGGCGCGATGATGATCTTGGATGAGGTTACGTACTTGACCGCTGTCAGGTCATTGCCTTGTGCGTCTGCTGTCATGATGGTTCCTTTCGGTGGTTGTTGGTTTGGTTATTGGATTTCACCGATCACCGAATAGGCGATGATCAGGTAGTAGTGGGCCGTGGACTCGTTCTCCGGCACCACGTAGGGGCCGTTGCATTGGGAGTGGTCGACCGCTATGACGGGTGAGTTTTCGACGAATGCGATGGCATCGTCCGTGAGCAGGGCTTGGATTCGTCGTGAGAGATCCTTGCATGGCTTGTCACGGGAACGGGTCCACCCGTAGACGTTGATGCCGATGGTGCGATCGAACTGGGCGAGACCGTCTCCGGCTCCAGAGTCGTCGCGGATGGTGACGAGCGGATGATCGCCGCGGTAGTTTTCCGGCTTGCGGTTGTCGAATTGCAGTCCGTCAACGTCGTAGATCCGGTTTCGCAGATAATCGCAGAGCCATTGCTCGAGGTCGGGTGAGAGCACGCTCATGGCTTCGCCTGTTTCAAAGCGTTGACGAGATTGCCGGTCTGCGATTCGATGAGCATGGTCTTCTCATCGGTGCCGACCACCATGTAGGTGGTGCGGTGCGCGTGCTGTACGGCCTCCACCTGCAGCCCGTCTCGATAGGCTCCGGTATCCACCGGGGCGTTCGCCTTGGCGATGTTGAGGGCTTTCTCGGCCGCTCCTCTGGTCAGGGCCTGCACACCTGGTGATTTCAGGACAGAGTCAAAGAACTCGTCATTGAAGTTGACGAGAATATGGTCTCCTTTGAATGTTCCCCATTGAGCCATAGCTACGTCATCCCCTCCATTCGGTGAGTTGGATTTCGAGTGTGGGCTGCCATCCGCTGAACGCGTTCGCATCGTTCGAGGGGAAACCGCTGACCTCCCATAGGCGGCCGTCATCCGGCATGGCTCTGATGCGGTCGCCTATGCGCACATCGGCTTTGGGATTGTCGATGGTGAGCACGGCGGTGCTGGTGGTCTGCATATCCAGCGCATCGGGAAGCCGCGTGCTGGTGGAGGATGCGAGCGCGCCGCGAAGCTCGATGATGTCGGGGTGCGTCCAGTCCTCATCGGTTTGTTTCGGGTTCATGGCGCGGGGTATGCGTCTGGCACGCAAGCGTTGGAAATTGGTGGCTCCAAGAAGTGAGAATCCGCCTGGATTGTTGGTGATGTAGTCGAGCGCGTTCATATCGTACGGGCTCCCCATGTGAGCCTGTATGGATCAAGTTGGCGTTTTTCCGCTTCGAACAGTTGCAGTCCTATTGGGGCGCCGCCGTTGGTGATGTAGCTGATGCTGCTGCCGTTGGTGCTTTGCGAGGCTATCATCGGCGCCGGTGCAGTGGCGGCGCGTTTGGCGAGGGAGAGCGTGAGCGCATGCAGTTCGGGCACGTCTTCGGGATTCCAGCCGTCGGTGAGTGTGACTCGTATGGCTCCGGGTCTGTCCGGCAGCACGCCGTGCCGGAGCACCACGGTTCCTTTCTCTGACCAGTCGATGTCATCGACGTGGTTGATGCCGCCGTACTCGAGGCCGATGATGTCGGTGACGTGGCTGCTGGGGAGTATGAGTGTGCCGCCGCCGTAGCCGTCGATGCGGATGGTGTGCGTCCAGCTGGGCGTGACGTGCCATCCGCATTCGCGGCGGATGGCGGCTTGGGCTGCACGTAGGAAGAAGAGCCCGTCCGTGGTGAACTCGCCGGGATTCTCGATGATGTCCGGGGTGACTTTGGAGACGTCTGCCATCGGGCTCTCCTTTCCTGTGACTGGTGGTTACTTCGTGGTCGTGGCCGGCTTGCCGAGGGTGACCTTGACGAAGGCCTTCGGGTATTTCACCTGCAGGGTGAGGCGTTCCTTGAGGCGGATGGCGACCTTGTCGTTGATGAAGTAGTCGGCGTGCGCGTTGGTGGATTCGATGCGCAGTCCGCCCTTGCGCAGCACCTTGCCACCGGCCTTGAACGCTCCGACGAGCGCGGTGCCGGGTGCGATGGCTTCGGTGACCACGGTCTTGACGCCCCACAGCGGAGGATCCTGCATAATGCCGCCCTGACCGTACTGGCCGGTGAAGAATCCGCCGCCGAAGTACTGGCCATTCGCGTCCTTGGACAGGCGGATGGCTTCGTAGTCGGTGGGGTTGATGACGATGCCATCGGGCTGGAAGCCGGTCGCTGTGGCGATGAGCTTGCGGCATTTGAAGATGCGGTCCGCGTCGGAATCCGCGCCTTGGCCAAGAGTCTGGATCTCTCGGTTGAACAGGCCGTCGATGTTGTTGTCGGCTCCATCGCCGGAGAGCAGCTGGGTCTCTTCGAGCAACTGGATGTTGTATGCGGCGAAGTCGGTGATCTCGCTGCGCAGCCAGTCGAGGTCGTCGAGCATGTTGTCGGACACGGCGAACCAGCCGGCGACCTCCTTGAGATCGTCGGTCTTCCACGATGGATCCGGGAAGTGCAGCTGGGGTTTGAGACCGCCTTCGGCGACGGTGCCCGCACTGCCCTCTAATTCGCCGAACACCGGATACTTGACGGCGTTCGTGGAAGCTCCCATGGTGCCCTGGCTGAACAGATCGGCAACCACGAGCGGACGCTGATACGGGAACACGGCCTGGGTGTCGGTCTGCACCGTGTAGGGTGCGAACGCCCCGGTGGAGTCGCCCACGGTCTGCGTGTCCGTGTTCGCCTTGAATTCGACCGCATAGCCGGCCTTGAGACGAGTGCCCACGTTCTTCGCATACGACTTGACGAACAGGTCGCCGGCGCTCTTGGCCGGGGACTCATCGTTCTGGCCACCGGTATCGTTGCCGGTCGGGGTCGACGTGGCGGCGAGCGCGCCAATCTTGGCGATCATCTGCGCCTGGTCTTCGGCCTTGCTGATCTGCTGGTCGAGCTGGTCGACCTGGTCGAGCAGCTGCTTGATGGCGGTGGCGTCATCATCGCTGATTTCCCCGGCCTTGAGTCCGGTTTGCTTCTCCTTGAGCTGCGCCATCAGCGCGGCTCGCTTTTCGATGAGAGTGGACATGCCTACTCTCCTTTCTGCCCTTTGAGGGCGATTCGAATGGCGAGGTCGAGCGCTTCCGCTTCGGCTTTCCGGTTGGTCTCCTCGGACTTGGCCCCTTGGGGCTCCTCGTTCTTGGACTTGTCCGGCTCCGATGCCTTCGCACCGTCGCTCTGGTTGTTTTCCTGCTCCTGGCTGGCCGTCGCCGATGCCAGGAAATCCTTCATCTGTTTGGACGCCGCCTCCAGCTGTTCGGAGATGGCGGTGAGCATGTCCATGTTCGCGACGCTGAGCATGCGGCCGGCCTTGGCGAATTGTTCGCCTATGCTTTTGATGGCGACGACGCTGGTGTCCTGGTTGGCGCCGATGGGCACGAAGCTGGCCTCGTATACGGTGAGCTTCCTGAGCTCGTTGGCCTTGGTGCCGTCGTCCAATGTGACGGTGCCTTCGTCGTCCACGTCGAACGCGAAGGAGAGCTGCGAGATTCGTTTGGCCTTCACGAGCCGGTAGGTCTGTGCGGCCTTTGGTGAATCCATGTCGAAGCTGCCGTGGATCCACCATCCGTGGTCGTCTTCGCCCATGTCGGTGACGCCTCCGATGTTGTAGTCGGGGTCGTCCATGCGATGCCCGTAGAGCACGGGCATGGTGTTGCCGCTTTCCTTCCAGTGCGTGATGCTGTCAAGGAATGCTCCGGGAGCGACCACGTCGCCGTAGCAGTCGGGTTGGCGGGTGAACGTGCTGGGGTAGGCGATGAATTCGCCTTCCTGCAGGTCGTCCGCCTCATCGTTGGTTTTGAACCGGCAATCAAGCTGTTTGGTCCGCATGCTGTTGCTCCTTCGCGTAGTCGTCATGGGCTTTGCGGGTTTCATTCAATGCGATGAGTCCGCTGTTGAACTGGTCGATGTGTGCGGTGGTCAGGTCGGATTGGAGCTCGTTCTGCCATTTGAGCCAGCCGATGTCTTCCACATCGATGCCGGCGCCGAGTTTGCTGCGCACGCTTTTGCCGAGTCTTGCCTTCCACATGGCGATGATGCGGTTCTTCGCGGTTTCGTCCCCATCGGATGGGGGTCGTATCGGATCGCCGCCGTCTTGCGGGCTTGCTTGCCCGCCTTGGGTGACGTTGAGCGGCACCGTGAGGCTGTCGCCGCCTTCGATGCGTGGCAGGTTCTGCGTGGCTCGGGCTTCGTTGGGTGTGATCCATGGGGCTCCCACCGATGTGGAGAGCACGCTGGCCTGTTCTTCGAAGTCGCCGCTGAGTTTCGCGCGGATGTCGAATTCCACGTAGTCGAGAGGGTCGGAGCCGACCATCGGGGCGAGGAACGTGTTGAGCCGGTCCTCGATCATGCGCATGGTCGGGCCTAGGGTCTCGCTGTAGAGCATCTTGCGGAACTCTTTGGTATTGGAGAAGTTCGCGTTGTCGAGGATGCCGACCATTACCGGGCTCACGTGATAGATGCTGGCCACGGTCTGCAGGCTGAGTTTCGTGACTTCGCTGAATTCTTCCTCGCGCGCATTGAAGCCGAGTCGTTTGAGCTCCATGCCGTCTTCAAGCAGCGGGGTGCTGCCGGCGCGGGCTCCCTTGTCGGTGAATTCCTTCCAATCACGGGCGAAGCGTTCGCGGGCCGTGTCATCCCATGGCGGAGCATCTTTCGGTCTGACGAGAACGGTGCCCACTCGGCCGCCTCGTTGCCATGTCTGCGTGCGGTAGCTCCACGCTTGGATCTGCTCGTTGATGATGTCCTTCAACGCCATGACAGGCGTGACCCCGTTGGTCGGGTCGGTGGGATTCCAACCGTGGAACACCAGCATGTTCTCGGCCGGCACGTCGAACCAGCCTCGGCCGAGCCCCGTATCCACACGGTAGGAAGCCGGAGCGAACACGCTGCCTTCCTGTTTGGCCGTCACCCACGATGGTGGTATCGGCCTGATCTGCCAGCCTCCGAATTTCTCCACGTCCCGTTCCGGGGATTGGGTGACGATCCAGTAGGCCACGTCATGCAGAGCCAAATCCGCAGTGAGCTGGCGGAGCAGTTCGAAGCCGGTCATGTCCGGGTTCGGCTGCTTGAGCAGGTTGATGAGAGGCGAATCCGTGACACGCTGGCGGTCGGTGTCGGAGATTCTGCGGAACTCCTTCAATCCGACCTGCGCAACGTTGTCGGCGAGGAAACTGATGACCGTGCGCAGATGAGGCTGGGTTTTGTACAGCTCGGTCTCCGATTGGCCTTGGATGATGGTCATCGCGTCAGCCATATCGAAGCTGATGTGATATGTGGGACGGAATATGTCGGTGAGTTTCTGCCAGATGCCCAAGATTCAACCTCCTTCCTAGAGAACGAGCAGTCCATGCCCGGTTTCGCTGTCGTATGCGGAACGCATAGGTTTCACTGGTTCGGCGGTCATGGTCTCCAATGCGTAGAGCGCCTGGCTTTCGGCGATGAGTCCGCTGATGTGCGTGGCCGATTTCTGACGGTCCCACACCTCGACTTCACCGAGCCGGCGTGTGATGGCCACGCTCACCTGCTGTTCGATGGCTGGCTGCGGCAGATGCCGGAGTTTGCCCTCCTTGACGCGGTCCTTGAAACGGCCGGTGCATGCGCCGACACGGAAACCTTCGATTAGGTGTACGTTCCAACCGGCTTCGGTGAGCGGATCGCAGAAGTCCACGGCCGGGCATCCTTTCGACTGGATGGCGATCTCGGTGATGTTCGGCCATGATTCACGCAGCATGCCCAGATACTTGGGCACCCAGAGCATGCCGTCGCGGCGCATGATCAGTTCGACGTGCGGCAACCCATCGGCTCGGTATCCGGCGGCGGCGATATACGTGGTCTCGCGATCAGCCGATGTGTCCACGCTGAGCACCACACGATTCTCGAACGGTATGGTGGATTTCTTGTCGATGCCACGCTTCCACTGCTTCGGGTTGATAAACGGAATGATGTCGGCCGTCACCCATTGGCAGAGCACCTCGGTGCGGTATGCCGCCTCAGTCATGCCGTTAATGTCGGCAATCACACTTCGGTAAGTCATCGGCCCATAGCCAAGTGACGGATTCGCCTGACGAATCCCGTCCAGATCATCCAACCCGCAGCCGTCCGGGGCGCTCCATTCGAAGTATCCGTAGGATGGGTCATGCGCTTCCGCCCATTCAGCGGCGGTTTGTCGTCCGGTCTCCACACTCGCGTTCCACGAGTCGGAGAGCCTGCGGCCTTCATCCACGACCCTGCGCAACACGATGCTACGGTAGTCGCCGGCGTTGCTGATGCCCCACAGTTGGCTTGACCAGATGGCCTTCGTGGTCTGACTGACCGCGTTCCAACCGTCATCCGTGTGCTGTTCGCGCAGCTCGTCGAACACGACTCGGCTGGCCGATTTCGAACGGATGTTCTTATCGGCTCTGACGATGTACTGCGCCTTGTTGCGGCAGATGATCGCCTCCTCGCCGTGGCTGTTGTTGATCCGCTGCACACGCTTCTGCAGCGCAGGCACCGCGAGCGCGGCTTCCTCGTCGGTCTGCGGTGTGGGATTGCACCAGTTGAGCACGGCGGAGTATGGGGCTCTGGCGTTGTCGAGGGTTTGGGCGGCGCCAACAATGAGGAACTTCCATGATGGAGAGAGTTCGGGGCGGCGGCCGGAGTCAACGAACAGCCACCATGCGCAGAGCACGCTCATCACAGTGGTTTTGCCGTTCTGCCGTGCGACTTCGGCGACGACGCGGCGGAATCGGTAGGATCCGTCGGGGTTGGTTTCGAGCCCGTGGATGAGCAGCCATTTCTGCCACGGGTAGAGGCTCACGTGGAGGAACCGTTCGGCGAATTCGATGACCCCATAGCCGTCGGAGGTGGCCGGGGTGAGCGGCCGGAGCGGTGGCGTGTAGATTCTTGGTGCGGTGATGCCGTGGGCATCGTCGTTGATTTCGCCGATGTCCATCGGTCTTCCTCCTAGGTCATTTTCGCTAGGTATTCCTCGAACTCGTCAGCCACCTGCTTCGGCTTCGCGTCCTGGAGCGCGTTGGTGATGGCGCCGCGCGCATCAGGCGTAGCGCCGAGCTCCCGCAGCACGTTCATCAGGTGCGGCATGAGGTAGAGGGCTTTGGTGACCTCGATGCCGGTGCCGTGGGTGACGGCATAGTCGATCTGGCTGGCGATCATTCGACCGGATTGGATCAGCGCGCTGTCTTCGGGCTTCAGCCGGTCGGCGAGCGCTTTGACGGTATCCTCGTACGCCTTGAGCAGTCCCTTCTGCGCCTTGATCGGCGCGTCCATGAGCCGCAGGCGTTGTTCGCCAATCTTGAGACATTGGTCGATGGCTTTGGCATCCTGTTGCAGAGCGAGCGGATAGATCTGCCGGTAGATGCTGTCGAGGCGTTCGATCTCAATGCTGCGCGCCGTATCGGGATTCTTTCCAGACCGGGCACTTTTGAGGGCGCGAGTAATCGCCGCCATCGCGCTCGTGGTCGACCGATATCCCATCTTGGTTTTGATCTGGCCGATGGGTGTGGCGGCGAGGAACAGATTGAGGGCCTCATCGTCCTTGTCTGCCGTCATCGAGAGCTCCTTCCCGCGCGTGCGCGCGATGGGGTGGTCAATATCGGAGAGAGAGGAAGAGCGGGCACGCGGGTAGTCTCCCACTCATGGCTTGTTTTGGGATTTCACCGCCCCTACCGGTTTGGTCAGTTGGTTCGGGATGAGGGTTCGTAGTATTTCGCAGTCGATTTCGCCGTTTCGTGCGCCTGTGACGCGGCATATGCGGCGCACGTTGCCTTCCTCGATGATGAGCAGGCGTCCGACCAATGCTGATTCCGGGGCTTTGGAATCTATGCGGAGTGGTGTGGTCATGCGGTCCGTATCCATTGGCGTGACAGTGCTCCTATCGGTGTGGCTGGGTCTTTGTTGCCGCGCAGGTTGTTGCATTGGGTGTGTGAGGGGCGGAATCCTGCGGGGTCGTGCTGGAGGTCGGGTCGTTTGGTGACCGGGTAGATATGGTCGAGGTTGTACGAGTCGTCCGTGGTGTTCTGCGGCTCGTCGTAGTCGATGGGCATGCCGCACAGCCAGCAGCATGCGTGTTCGGCCTTGCATTTGAGGAAGAACGCCTTGCGATCCTTCTCGAACTGGCGTCCGCCTTTTCTGACCTTCCTGCTGGGAGACGTCATTCCAGGCCTCCCCTCGCTGGTCCGGGCATAAGAAAACCCCGAAGCGCAAGCGCCCGGGGTTTCAAAGTATCCATGTGGTTACAAAAATAACCAACGCTAGTAGTTCTAGCGGTGACAGTTTGCTTCTGTCAAGACCTTCGGCGTGTCATTCTCTTTTATCGCGTCGTGTGAATGCCTGCCATACGTCCCATACGTTGTAGACCGGATTGCCGTTCTCATCCACGTTCACCGGTTCCAGAATCCCTCGTTTGGCCCACTTGGTTATTGTGTTCGGCTTGACCGCCACCCCGTAGGGATCCATCCATCGGGCGATGGCAGACGCGCTGCCTTGCGCCCCGCCGAGAGCCAGTCTCAGAACGCTGGCCTGCTGCACATCCTTGATTCTCCACTCGCCTCGGCAGCGATCACAGGCCTTGTACCCTGAGAACATCTCCAACTCCGTGCACCACAGCTCATAACCGCATTTCGGGCACGGGCCTATCATCTTGCACGCCGGTGGAGGATTCAGCATCCGATCCATGCGCATGGCGGCGAGCGCGACTTGTTCGGTGATGGTTTCGGCGTCGTCTTGTGCGAGGAGGTTGGTTTCGTGGAGCATGATGCCTTTGAGGAGTGCGGGGACGTCCATGCCTCGGTGCGGGTGGAGGCCGGCGGCTCTGGCGAGTTTTCGGGTGAGGATGTCGATGTCTTGTTTGAGTTGCCATGCGTCGATGTTGACTGGGATTGGCGCGATGCTGTGGGTGCCGTTGCCGGTGCTGCGTGCCATGATGTTGGCTTTTTTGGCGGCGATGAGGCTGAGTATGGGCCAGCCGTCTTTGAGTGTGCTCAGGTTGTTGTGGAGTTGTTGGGCTGGTGTGGGCATGGTTCCTCCGGGTCCGTCAGTGTGGTTTCGCTGCTGTTCGGTTGGCTTCATGCCCGTTGTCCATTGTCTCACGGGTTGGTGGTTTTTTCCGGTGGTGATGGCGGGTATTCGATGTAGTAGTTGGTGCCGTAGTTGTCGTAGATGAAGCTGGCGAAGCGGATGAGTCTTTCCTCGGTGATGAGGAATCGGTTGCGGCTATACCAGTCGGCGAGCGCGGTTTTGATTTCGTGGTAGGTGAGGATTTTGCCGTGGCGTTCGGTCATTTGGCGACGCCTCCGGTCATTGGGTCGATTAGTTCACAGTCGATTGCGTCGATGTGGTCTCCGGTTTTGATTTCGATGCAGAAGCGCTTGATGTCGCCGGTGGTTTCGATTTTCTGGATGGTGGTTTGTTTGGGTTGGTCGTTGCCGGTGGCGATGGTGTAGCCGATGAGTCCGATGGTGGCGATGAGGCCTGTGGTGGCGATGAGTGCTATGAGGGTGAAGAGGAGGCCGGTGAATTCTTCGAGGGTCCAGTCTTTGAAGATGTGGTTGAGGAGCTTGTTCATTGGTTGTCCTTGGTGTTGGTGTGGTCGAGGTGGTCGAGGATGGTTGCGGCGATGAGGCCGATGGTGCAGAAGGCGAGGGTGAGTGCCACGTATGCCGCGGGTCCCCAGATGGGTAGGAGTACGATCCACCAGTTCCAGTCGATGATGTTGGCGAGGCGGAGTGCGGTGAAGATGACGGCGAGGAGGTTGATGGAGAGGATGGTTTTGCCGAATGTGGTGAGGGTGGCGCGTGCTGTGCGCGTGGTGGTTCGTTTCATGCGGTGTGGTCCTTGATGTGTTGACGGAGGGTTCGGTATTCGGTGATGTCTCTGGTGAGGCAGTCGTGGACTCGGTGGGTGCCGTGCTGGTGGTGTTGGTAGGGGTTGTGGCCGAGTGATTGCCAGAGGAGGCGGATGGTGGTCATGTCGAATGCCCTGTAGTGGAGTTGGTTGGCGAGGAAGCCGTGGCATTCGTGTTGTTCGAGCAGGTGGTTGATGGCGGGTAGGTCGAAGCGCTGGATGTTGGTGCCTGCGGGGTGGAGTGTGAGTCCTTGTTCGCTGGTGAGTCGGTCGATGAAGTCGGCGAGGTCGTCGGTGGCTTCCTGTTCGCTGCTGCCGGATTGTTCGCAGGCGGCGAGGAGGCCGTTGGCTGTGTGCATTTTCAGTGCTTTGAGGCTGATGTCGAGGAGTTGTTCGGTCTGGATGTGGATGACGGTCTCGTAGCGGCCGAACTCCCTGGTCGCGTCGAGGCTGGTGCAGATGGCTCCGATTTCGAGTATCGAACATTCGTTCGGGTCGAGTCCGGTGGTTTCCACGTCGAGCCAGAGGAGCGCGTCGGCGGGTTCCGGCGTGACGGGCGTGCCGCCGACGGTGATGGAGTGCGCATCGCTTGTGTTCATGGGTTTCCTAGCCTTTCAGGACGGTGAGGGTTTTGATGTGGGGTTGGAGGATGGCGGTGCCGTGTTTGGGGTTGACGCTGAGGATCCGCATGCCTTTGAGTGTTTCCTCGCTGTCATCCAGGGTGAATCGGGTGGCTTGGTAGCCGTCTCGTGGCCAGCTGGCTTTGAGCCGGCCGTCGATGATGGTGCCGTCCTGGGTCATGAGGATGCAGCGAGCCCCGTCGAGTTCGGCTGGTTTGGCGGTGCGCCAGTCGATGGCTTCCTGGACTTTGCCGTTCATGCGATGGCCTCGAGTCCGTCGACGTGGATGCCGAGTTCGGCGAGTTCGTCCGGCTGACCGAGGCAGATCCGATCCACGATGTCGGTGGGCGCTTTGCCCTGGCCGAGGAGCCGTGCCACGGCCGGGATCCACTCGTGGCGGATAGCCGGGTCCGGTTGGCGTTGCTTGAGGCGTGTGGAGCTGTCGACGAGCTTGCGCGCCCTGCGTTCCAGCTCCGTATCGGCCGGATCCGGGGCATCGGGCATGCCGGTGCCGAGCTTGGCGCCGCTCAGCCCGATCTCCTTGCCGCGGCGCAGCCAGTTGCGGAACGCCGGCGCCGGATTGGACGGGTACTTGCCGTTGGCGTCGAGCGCGTCACGGAATTTGGCGAGCTCATAGCCGAGGTCGAGGCCGAACGCGTCGGCGAGCGCGATGTGCGTCTGGTCGGGTTGGAAGTCGGCGAGCGCTTGGCGTGGATCCGTGGGCTGGCTGGTGGTGGTTTGGGTTGGCGTTTTTGCGCGCGCGTACTCTCTCTTAATGTTCTTAATATTCTTAATAGATTTAATACTCTTGTCTGCAGCTATACGTGCACCCCTGCTGCAGGTCAGCTGCACCCCAGCTGCACCCCTGCTGCACCCCTGTGATGCGTCGGGGTCGGCTTCGTCGGTGGTCCATTCGTCGGTGGTCCATTCGTCGGTGGTGATGGCCGGTTCCGGTTCTGTTTCCGTGGCCGGTTCCGGCGTGGGTTCGTTGATCGGGTATGCGTCATCGTCGTTCAGGGGTGCATATTCTGCACCCCTGTCGTTCATGACGATGTCGTAGACCTTGGGCCTGCGGTTGCCGGGGAGGTAGGAGACGAGGCGTTGGTCGCCTTCGCGCAGCACGCCGATTTCGACCATGTGGGCGAGTTTGGCGCGCACGGTGCGTTCGCCGATGGGTGCCCGGTAGAGTTCCATGAGGGTTTTGACGCTTTTGCCGAAGCCTCGGCCTTCGTTATCGACGTTGTCGGCGATGATGGTGAGGAGTCGGAATTCGATGGCGTCGAGTTCGATGGGCGCTTCGTAGAGGGTCCATGCGGTTGCTTGCTGGCTCATGATTCGCCTCCGATGATGATCTGGTGGATGCCGCCGTGATAGGCCGGCGGTTCGTTGTCGTCGTGCTCGGGCTCCGTCGTGTGGCCGGTTGGTTGTTTCCAGCCGAAGCGTGGCTCGGTGTCGAGGATCCACAGGTGGCGCATGTTGGCGACGTTCTGCACGTATCGCTGCGGTGGGTAGCATTCGACGGCCCAGGCTTCTTCGCCGATGGTCTCGTTCTTGATCTGCTGGAGGGCGTCCCAGCTGATGCCTTCGCGGTATTCGCCGGTGTATCTGTCGATCTGGACTCGGGTGATGGCGAGTCGTTTCATGCCGCTGTCACGGTCGATGTAGAGCATGGCCTGGTAGTCGCGGCTTCTCCATACGCGCACCGGCTCCGATTCCGGGCCGGGATAGTCGGGGTCGTCGCGGAATTCCTTGAGCCAGTCCATGTCCTGTTCGACCATGTGGCGGCTGTGCACGTGGCGTTGCATGTTCTCGACGTATCTGCTCATGGTGTTATCTCCTTTTCAGCAGGTCGAGCGCTGTCTTGTGGCCTTCGTCGGTGAGCGCCCAGTTGTCGTAGAAGTCGGGTTGGATGAGCCCGCGTTCCTCCAACGCCGCGAAGGTGCGGCTGTTGTTGGAGTTGGCGGGCAGCATGGTGTGGTTGAGGAGCGCGATCAGCAGCTCCTTCATGGTGGGTGTGAGCCGTTCGAGTCGGCTTCGTGTCTCTCTGCGGCTCATGGCTGTTCCTCCGAATGCCTGTAGAGGCTGCGGGAGGCGGCGGCGAGCGCCCTTCGGGTCTGGTTGAGGCCTGTGAGCGCTTGGGTGAGGTGTTCGAGCGTGTCTTCGGGGGCTCCTTGGTCGCGGATCGCGTTGACGATGCTGATGAGTGTGTCGGTGAGGGTGCTGGTGGTGTCGATGCGGCCCACGGCGAGCGCTTGTTGGCGTTTCATGCGTTGTGTTTCGTGTTGTGGGATCATTGCTGGTCGTTGTCCTTTGTGGCGGTGAGGTTGCCGGCGAGTGCCTGTTGTTCGTTGGTGCTGGGTTGGTGGCCGAGCCATGCGAGCGCCTGGTAGTAGATGGCGGTGGTTTTGAGGTTGGTGCCGTAGCCGGTGCCGTCCCATGTTTCGGGGGTGATGCGTGCTTCCTGGCGGGCGAGCATGACGAGGGTGAGTTGGCGGAGTTCCTGGCCGGGTTTGTCGGCTCGGCGGCGCAGCTCGTTGAGGTTGGCCGGGGTGTCGAGGTGGTAGAGGCCTTCCTTCGGGTTCTTTTTCTCGTCGGGCAGGGGTTTGCCGCTGATCTGGTTGTAGGCGGTGATCATCTGGTCGCGTTGGTTGGCGTCGAGGCCGGTGGGCAGATAGGTGCCGGTGCCGATGGTTTCGAGCCTGGCGAGGGTTTGGATGGCGTCTCGCATCTGCTGGCCGGTCCATTCGGTGGAGTGGGTGCGGATCCATTCGCGGCGGAGGCGGTTGCTGGTGGCCGTGTATTCGCGTACCTTGGCTTTGCGTTCGCGTTCCTTGGCGGCGATGGCCTTCAGGCGTTCGGTTTCCTTGGTGTTTTCCTCGGTGTCCTTCGGGGCTGCGGGTTCGGCCCATCCGTAGCCGGAGTCGGCGGTGGTGAGGATGATGCTGGCCGGGTCGCCGCCGTGGCGCAGGTATTCCTCCCAGGATTCGGCGAATGGTTTCGACGTGTTGGGCGCGTGGGTGGCGCCGTATCCTTCCATGCCGGTCCACAGGTTCTTGACCTTGATGGCGTGCAGGTGGTTCGCCGTGATGTATTCGTCGGCGGCCCGGCGCCATTGGTTCATGCGTTTGTGGTCGCGCGCGTTCTCGAGCTCCCACCGCCAGTCGTTGCTTTCGGCCTTTTCGGCGAGGCGGGCTTGCGTTTTCGGATCGTCGCTGAATTCGGCGAGCGCGTCGAGCTGGCTGAGGGTGAGTTGGCTGAAGTCCTTGGCTTTGGCGCGGGTGGCTTGCGGTATGCCGGCAATTTTGATGCGGCGGCGGACGAAGCTGGTGCTGCGGCCGGTTTTGTCGGCGAGTTCGTCGATCGATGCGCCGAGGTCGAGGAGTCCTTGGTATCCGTCGGCTTCCTCGATGGGAGTCAGGTCGGCGCGCTGTGTGTTCTCGATGAGCATGATCTCGCGTTCCTCGCGGTCGGTGAGATGGCGCACCGTGCAGGGGATCATGGTCATGCCGGCCTTGATGCAGGCCTGGTAGCGGCGGTGGCCGATGACGATCCGGTAGAGGGGTTTGCCGTCCGTGTCCTGGCCGGCCGGGGTGACGAGCAGCTGCTGCTGGAGTCCCTGGGCTTTGATGCTCGCGGCGAGTTCGGTCACGTCGCCCACGGTCTTGCGCGGGTTGGCCGCGTTGGGGATGAGCTGCGTGGCGGGGATGTCCACGATCAGCGGGCTTGTGGCGTTGTTTTCCATTGGTTGCGGGTCACTGTTCCTTCACATCGTTGGACATGGTGGTGGGCATCGGGGTGCGGGGCAGGCGTTTGCGGCGTCTGCGCTGGCGTTGGTGTTCGAGCTGCTGGCGTCCGTGCTTACGCTTGGCCATGCTTGTCGTCTCCTTCGGTGGTTTCGGTGATGTGGAATTCGAGCCGGTGGATTCCTTTGGGTGCGATGGTGGGGCTCATCCGGTAGAAGGGGCCTTCCACGTGCCGCCAGTTGTCGTCCGGCCAGAGTCCGGCTTTGGTGAAGCCGTCGATGATGGGTTTGCCCACGTTGTCGGCGTTGCTGGGATCCGCCTGGTTTCTCCCGTTGGTGGATACTGCACGTACACGTCGAGCCGGCAATGTTCGAAGCTCACCCCGCCATGCCGGTTCCTCCAGTTGACGGCTTCGGCCCAGCCGAGGCGTTTGAGGGTCTGCATGAGCCGGTTGTGCGCGTACCAGTTGCCGTGCGAGCCGTTGTCGTTCTTCCACAGGGGTTTGGGAATCTCCACGACGATCACATGCTGTGTGCTCATCGTGGCCTCTTCGCGGTGTTCAGGCTGTCGCCCGGATATTGGGCGCAGACGATCCATTTGCCCTCGTGCCGGTGGTCGGGTGCGACTTCCACACGGTATGCGCCCTTGGGGGTGAAGGCCTTGATGCTGCCGTGGAGGATCCGCTGTTTGAGGTTCAACGCGGCGCGGCGCTCCATGTTCTCGCCGATCACGGCTATCCTGCCTTCGAACCTGCGCAACGCCTTGGCGGGTTTCGACCACTTGCTTTCCGGTGGCGCCGATTTGACGTGGATGTCGGCGGGCCAGTCCGCGATGAACCTCACGGAGCGCAGCAATGCCAGGTCCTCGTCCTTGCCCACCGGCTGTGCTTCGGTTTCCGCCGGTTCCGGCATGGTGGTTTCCGGCGCCGGCGGGGCCAACGGTTCCGGCTGGGATTCGACGGGCTTGTCGTCTTCGGTTTCGGCCTGCACCGGCTGTGTGATCACGCTCGGCGTGATGCCGGGGCGCTGCAGGCCGTGTTTCCTGCAGTAGCGGCCCACGGCGAGCCGTTCGGATTGCTCCAGCTGGTCCCAGCCGTCGCGCAACGCGATGGCATACAGTTGTTCGAGTTCCTGCTGTGTGTACTTCGGTTTGGTCATCACCACTCCCCGGTATCGAAGTCGTCATTGTTCCGCACGGCCCCCGCATAGCCCTGCGCGGGAGCCGGCGCGGCCTGGTGTTGGTTGCCGTTCCGGCCGCCGCCTGTTTTCGTGATCTGCACGGTGGCGCGCTGCAGGCTGGCGCCGATGTCGTCGATGACGTACCGGGTGGACCATCGCTCCGTGCCGTCCTGCGCGGTGAACCGGTCGGTCTTCGGCCTTGCCACCGCGATCACCTGGGAGCCTTTCGCCAGACTCGCGGCGATGTGTTCGGCCAGACCACGCCAGGCCTCGCAGTTCCAGCTCGTGGGAGTGACTTCGACCGGCTGGCCGGCCGTGTCCTTCTCCCAGCCGCTGGACAGGATGCGCAGGTTCACCACGGGCGTGGCCTGGGCGCCGACGGTCCTGAGCTCCGGATCGGCGGCGAGCCTGCCGCGGATGATGACCATGCTCGGATCCTTCGCCATCTACTCCTCCTCTTCCTGTTCGTCGTCTTCGGTGAGATATGGTCCGAGCTTGCGCACCGCCCACGGTGTGGCGAGCGCCGCGCCGCAGCCCGCGTAGATGATCAGGGCGATGGTGTTGCCCAGCGGGTGCATGCATCCGTCGTGGGTGAGCAGCCATGCCAGGGCGAGCAGCGTGACGACGGCGAGCGCGATGGTCTCGATTCGTGTGTATGGCCAGCCGGTTGTGGTCTTGTCCGTGTTCATGGGTTATTCCTCCATGCCGCGGATCCAGCGGTCCATCGCGGCTTTCGTGACCCTGCGGCGGCCTGGTTTGCCGAAGCGGTTCGGCGGGCGGAATGTGTCGAGGTCGCCGTTGTTGATCGCCAGGCGTACCCCCTCGTAGTCGAGTGAGTACACCTGCGCGGCCTGGGCGGGCGACCATGCCTGCCGTTCTCCCAACGGCACACGGCTCGTGTCCTTCAATGCTTCGGTGTTCTTCTCGCTCATGTCGGTCTCCTTAGAAGCTCTTGATCTTGGCCGTGAGGCGTTGGAGGATCTGGCGCGGGGTGCCGGTGACGAACACGGTTTCGCCACCCCAGCCCGCATCGAGACTGAAGAGATGCCCCTGGTTGTCGAGCATGAGCTGGGTGACGCCGATCTCGAACTTGCCGGGCGCGGTGCTGAACACGATGCCGTATGGCGTGGCGTCCGCGAACTCATATTTGCCGGAGTCTTCCATCAGTCCGGCCAGTGCTTCCTTGGTTGTCTCGTTCATCACTTGATCTCCGGGTTGACTTCGCTGCGATTGATGGTGCCTAGGCTGTCGCCATCCTTTACATGGCGGCTCCTCAATGCGCGGCTCATGCTTTCGACGGCTATGGCCGCTAGGTCACGCACGTGTTCTGGGATATCCGGTTCGAGCTGTACAACGCCCTGGGCTCTGCCGTTCGATGGGTCGGTCAGGTGAATCGTCATGCTGGTGATCGTTTCCATAACGGTTCCGGTCGGGTCGCTGAGCGTCAATTCGAATACGGCGTCCATCACGCCACCTCCTTGGCCGGGGCGACGAGCATGGCGGCGAGCGCCTTCGCGGCTTCGGGGCTGAGTTCCCTGCGCGGGCCAGTCCCTCCCTTGCCGATGCGGATGGTCACATGGCCGTCCACGTGGCGGGTCGAGACCAGCCTTTCGTCATCGGGCTCGTAGAAGGCGACCAGACTGGCGAACCTGTCGTTGCCGCGCACCTCGGTGTGAATCTCCGTATTCATGGCCTTCCCGCACATCACGCCACCAGCTTCTGCGAGCGCGTTTTGGTGTCCCTAACTACCGTCACGACCTCGCCAGGCGTGAAGCCAAAGGCATCAAACAATCCGACGAGCACATCGGTGCCTACTTCGCCACCGGCCTTCATGTTCTCAAGCCGTTCCTCATTGATGCCTATAGCTGCCGCGAAGGATTCATCAGTTTTTATGCCAGACATTCGCTTTGCTCTATCGAGGAAGCCTTCTTTGAACACCACTCGCGAGGTCATATCATTCCTTTCCACAATGCCATGCGCTCATTGCTTATTGCAATGAGTATATTGCAGACTGTAATGCAAGTCAAATCATTTTGCAATGATTCTGAGCTTGACTGCAATGGAAAGCTATTGCATAATGCAATGTATGGGTATTAACGATTGGTTTGTAGAAGTCACCGGAGGCGAAAGTTACAATGCAGTCGCCAAAAAAGCCGGTGTGCAAGCCTCCTCTATTTGGAGGCAGCTCCCTGATCGATTGTCCGAAAAGAATGCCGTGGCAATCGCACGCGCCTATGGCCGTCCCGCCATAGAGCCCTTAATCGTTATGGGCTTGCTAACCGACGACGACGTTAAAGCGATTAAAAGCCAAGACGCCCTTCGGGATGCGACCGACGATGAGTTGATGGCAGAACTAAGCCGCCGAATAAAAGCAAATGCCGACCCCAAGTGGCAGGAGCCGCCCAATGTCGATTAGCACCAGATTCCCCAAGAATCTATGAATTTCAGTCTTCCAAAAGCCCCGCAGGGGAATATCCCCCTAGAATATAAGACCCAAAAATCGTTAGAATATAAATCGCCCCGGTCGCTCGTCTGCGAGCGCCGGGGCGATTCTTCTTTGTTGTCGTTATCTTTCGTATGCCTCTATGTTGATGCTGGTGTAGTAACGGCTTGCCAGAAGCAATAGCCTTCTTCCTTCGAGAGGTTCGGACATGGCGTATGCCGTCGCCGATCTTGCTGTGATTTCCGCGAGCGTGGTTCCGCCGCTTTTGATTGCGATGTGGGGCTTGGCCTTGGATCCGTCTGGTGTCGGTATCTTTTCGACGGTGGCCTCGAAGGCGACGAGTCCTTCGTCTGGGATTCTTGGGCCGCCCCAGTTGTTTTCCGTGATGCGGAAGGCGGCAAGTGATGTTTTCCCGGCGACCCCGTATGTCTGTCTGCGTTCGTATTCCTTGAGTGCGGTTTCCTCGGATTCGCGGTTTTTCGCCTCCGCCACTGTTGGCACCATGACGTAGACCTCCGGCACCCCTCTTTGGTACCATCCGCGTCGCACGGCCGTGAGTTCCACGCTTTGCGCGCCGTTCTCGATGAGGGTGCGGATATGTATTGATGCGATGTTGTTGAAGAGCACGCCGAATGGTTTGCCTTTGTATTCGATGGCGTATCCGTCGTCGATGCCGGTTCGCCATTGGCTGCCGTTGATTCTGCTACGTAGCGTTATCGGGCGCATGACGACTGTCACCCGATCGGCTAGCCCTTCCCTGAGCTTAAGTACGGGGCGCGGGTCGTAGACATAGATCTTCGCCTCGTATGAGCCGGATATTGTTTTCGTCGTCGCAGCCGCCTGCGTAGCCATGCTGCTTGGTTGAATGACGATCGGCCCGAGCGTGCCGGAGGCAGCGAGCGCCGGCGCATTGGCTTCGCGCCGTTTGATTGACGCAAGCACTTTATCGTTCGCCTTTTGGGCTGCGTCCGCAGAGGCGACGAATGAGCCCTCAGGTGGCTTGGAGGGCGTCGATACCACTGCAGGCGCCGCGGCCTGCAGCGGCTTCGGCTCTTCCTCCTGCCGCTGTGGTGCCGGAGGCAGGGTCAGCCCATATAGGACGAGTCCGATGAATCCCGTCAACGCCCCGATGAGGATGAAGCCGATGATGCCACCTACGGCCCAGCTCTCCTTGAGATTGAACAATCCAAAGATGATCATGACGGCCGAGAGCAGGCATGCAAGCAGGAATGGTGCGGCGAGAATCCTCAATACGATTTTCTTGGTTTTCGATTGTCGCACTTCGACGTGCTGTCCGTTTGACATCATGCCCTCCACCTGTACATCATTCGCGGCCGGCTCGTTGCGGCTCCGTTTGATTCTAGCAGCGGGTCGGCGTGTCGCTTGCGCCCGGCTTGTATAACTTACATAGTTATGTTATATTAGTTATGTCAGCAAAACAGAACAGTGAAAGGAGGTGAACATGGACGAGGTCTGGAAAGCGATCGAAGCCATCGGCTCCCTGCTTGTCGGGATTGCGGCCGTCATTGCCGCGCTCAAGTCCAACGGCAGCGAGCCATCGCCGAAGCCGAAGCCAAAACCGCCACGCAGGCGGCGCAGGCCACGCAGGTAGAGCAAGAGCCGTAGATTCCGAATAACCCTACTATCCGGAGCTACGGCTCCCTTCCCAGACTAATCCATGAATCATCATGAACGCAAAAAGCGCATACAGGTTCGTCTCGCTGGCATGCGGCGCGATGTGCCTCATCCTCGCCATCGGCGGACGGACCATCGCCGCCGGGGTCTTCGGAGCCGCCGCAGGCGTCTTCGGCTACCTCGCGGGAGGAGAACGATGACCGAACGCTTCCTGAGCCTCAAGGAGGTCGGCGAGCGCCTTGGCGTGAAGAATCCCGCCGCGAAGGGCTACAACCTGCCGGAGCCGGACGCGCTGATCGGCACGACGCGCGGCTGGCTGCCGGAGACCATCGACCGGTGGAACGCGGCCCGTCCCGGTCGTGGGGTCGGTGGCGGCAGGCCGCGCAAACATCCCGTTGAATAG